GATTTGCCGTGTTAAGCGTGCGTTTTGTAGTGCGGTGGTGATGATAAGCGTGATACTTAGCGACAACGCGATAATAACCGCTATGCCGTCTGTTATCTCGATATACATGTGTTTCCTTTCGTGTAAGTAGAAAAACTCCCTCGAGTGAAGCGAACAGGAAGAACGAACACTCGAGAGAGAGTTTCTTGGTGATCTTTTGACCACCGAAAACCATCATAGCAGATCGGTTTTTAAGCATCAAAAAGCCCCAAAGAAAGAAAGAAACCTGTGCGTATGTAAGTCAAAGCAATTTTAATTTGGTTCGCAAACGAGTTGTGCGTGCGACAGCGAGTTATGTAGTGTGCGTGCGTGCTAGACTCCGCTTGTGCGTGTGTACGACAGCGAGATATGTAGCACGTGTGCGTACAGGAGTGCGCATACAAAACGGACATAACGGACAATGCGCTCATCACGAATAACCGAGATCATCACCAACACAAACCAAAGCCACCGAATAGGAACGGACAAACTAGGACAAATCGCCCCAGTTTTACGCTCAAAGTTGATTATTTACCAAATGAGAGTAGAGTTATCTCAATGCCAAATAGGCAGAGCAAAATGAACAGGAAGCAGAAAACAAAATGAACGCACAAATCAAGGAACTAACCGAGCAGTTGCCAATTGCGAAAGATATTCAAAAATCTATCGCCAACCGCTTGGAAAGCGCGCTTACTAAAAAAGGATCAGCATCATCACGCCTACGCATGGCAAGCCAGTCGCTAAACGCGTTAGCAAACTCGACAAGTGATGATGAGAGCGGATACGCGGACTTATTCGCTCGCATATTCGAAATTGGCGCTCAAATTGGCGTGGATAACAAAGCGGAAGCCAAACAAAAAACTAAGCGTGAAAATTGGCATGATGCGGATAGCGCAGAAGCCCAAGCAATTCTCGCTACCAAATCCCCACGTAAGCCACGCAAAACCAAGAACGTGGCAAATGATGAGTACACGGGAACCATGCCTACACGCGCCGAGTTTGGCGCGATTTGGAACCTGCTAACCGAACTGCGCAAGGAAGTAGGCAGATAGTCCACCGACACAAACTAGCCCCCGTATACGTGCGAACGTGTGCGGGGGTTTTTTAACGCCCAAAAATCGCCTCGCGTGCTTCGCACGCTCGGGGATAAGGCGCTATCGCGCCTTTTTTGGCGCACATAAGGAGTCGCTAACGCGACCCCAGTGCTTTAAACCGCCTGCGGCGGATGTATACACTATCAGTTCTAATTTTTTTCACATCATATGAAGCCAGTAATTTATACTACTTTTAAAGATAGGGTGTTCGGTTTACTATAGTTGAACGGGTTAGTATATATGTAACCGTAAACGAGCGTGAAGTAAATAGCGAGTTTCTCGGAGCGCTTATTGCGCTCCTCGTTTAGGGGGTAGTGAGGCGCCTGAAGGCGCCGAACGAAGGGGGATCTTTATGGAGGTTATATATGGGGTTTAAAGCAGGTGGTGAACACCATAGCGTTGTAGCACTCCGTGAGGCCAAGGCCAAGGTTATTGATCTTGCAAGGCAAGGTCTATCCATTCAGGATGCCATTGTCAGGGCAGGCCGCAAACCAGATGTGCTGAAGGATTGGAAGAAAGACTCTAAGTTCATGGCTGAACTAGAGAAGGCTAAGGATGAGGGCCAGAAGGCAATCTCCATAGTCTCAGGTGATGCTAAGTTTAAGATAGGCTTTGAGGAGTTCTCAAGGGAGTTCCTAGATAGCCCAATCTTCCCACACCACCAGAACTGGATTGATATCCTAGAGGGCAGGACACCTTCCTGGATACATGAGGCTATGGTCTATGAGCCAGCCTCATCTAAGCGTCTGCTAATTAACGTACCACCTGAGCACGCTAAGTCTACAGTCATCACAGTCAACTACTGTGTATATCGGATTGCGATGAATCCGAATGTTAAAATTACTATTGTCTCTAAAACCCAAGAACGTGCCAAGGAGTACTTGTACTCTATCAAGCAACGTCTGAACCATGAACGCTGGTCCAAGATGCAAGCCATCTATGGAAGTGCTGGCGGCTGGAAAGAAGACTCAGATTCTTGGAAAGCAGACCGAATCTACGTAGCACGTGATTCCACCGAAAAGGATCCTACTGTACAGGCTCTAGGTATTGGTGGTCAGATCACAGGTGCTAGATCAGACTTGATTATCCTTGATGACGTTGTGACTACTACCAACGCTCACGAGTGGGATAAGCAATTACTATGGCTACAGCGAGAGGTTATCACACGTCTCGGCGATGCTGGCAAGTTACTTATTGTAGGGACAAGAATTGCATCTAACGATCTCTATCGAGAGATACGTAGTCCTGAGCACTGGTCAAGTGGTAAGACACCCTTTACCTACATGTCCATGCCAGCAGTACTAGAATTTAATGATGATCCAAATGACTGGGTAACACTATGGCCTAAGTCCCATATACCATGGGAAGGCTCAGAGGGAGAAGAACCAGATGAAGATGGGCTATACAGGAAATGGAACGGCCCCGCTCTATTTAGGCGCCGAAGTGAAGTTTCAGCCGCTGCCTGGGCTTTGGTTTATCAACAGCAAGACATACAAGAAGACTCTATTTTTTCACCTAGTTGTGTACAAGGCTCAATCAACGGGATGCGTAAACGCGGGCCGTTAAAGCCTGGTGTTCCTGGACATCCTAAAGATGTAGGTGCTTGGTATACCATTATGGGTTTAGATCCAGCGATGGCAGGTAAGACTGCAGCCGTAGTTATGACAATAGATCGTAACACACGTAAGCGTTACATACTAGATGTTGAAAACATGAAGGATCCTACGCCTCAAAAGATCCAACAGTTAATTGAAGATTGGTCTGAGAAATACAGTCCACAAGAGTTACGAATCGAAACTAATGCTCATCAAAAGGCTTATGCCTTAGATGAAGACTTACGATCATTCCTAGCATCAAGAGGTATCAGGTTTTCAAGTCAATTCACAGGAAAAAATAAATGGGATACATCTTTCGGTGTAGCCGCTATGTCTGGTCTATTTGGCACTATGCGAAATAACCTACATCAAGATAACAACCTCATCGAACTGCCTTCTCAAGAAGGCTCGGAGGGCATCAAAGCCCTTATACAGCAATTGATTACATGGAAGCCTGATACTCGTGGTCCTACTGACTGCGTTATGGCTCTGTGGTTTTGTGAACTAAGAGCACGTGAAATTATTAATAATGGAAAATTTAATCAAACCCATATATATAACAAGTGGGCAACTCAAAAACAAATAGATACTCGGTACTCAGTTAATGTAACTGATTATGAGATGTCAGTATATGAATAGGATATAGATGTTATCAGATATTGATTCAATTGCACGCCGCGTTGAGAACCTAAAGCAACGTAACATGGCAAGAGATTCCCGTATGGGTGATATTCTTGCTGTTCGTAAGGGTAAGATGGTTGATGTATTCCCAGACCTATTCCCTGCAGGCATGAACTCTGCTATGGTAGCTAACTTTGTTGACGTTGCTGCTCGTGATCTATCTGAAGTACTTGCTCCACTACCATCTTTTAACTGCTCTACAACTAATACAAGTTCAGATCGTGCTCGTACCTTTGCTGATAAGCGTGGTATGATTGCAAACAACTATGTATACAACTCACGCCTACAAACTCAAATGTACTGGGGCGCTGACTGGTATTTTACATACGGATTTTTGCCAATTCACGTTGAACTAGACTTTGAAACAAACATGCCACGCATTCGTGTGGAAGATCCACTAGGTGCTTATCCTGAGTTTGATAGATTTGGCCGTTGTATAGCATATGCTAAGCGCTATGTTAAAACAATAGGAGAACTTGCTAATGAGTATCCTGAGTTTGCTACACGGATTCTTGGTAAAGAAGGCTACAACCAAAATACCAATCAGCAATTAGAACTTATTCGTTATGCAGATAAGAATGTTACAGTTCTTTACTTGCCTAAACGTGGTAATTTACTTTTAAATGAGGTAGCAAATCCAGTTGGTAAGTTACTTACCTTCATTGCTCGCAAGCCTGGTATTGATGATGAGCCACGCGGACAGTTTGATGATGTATTATATGTACAGTTAGCCAGAGCACGCTTTGCTAACTTAGCAATGGAAGCAGCAGAGAAATCTATTCAGGCACCTCTTGTTGTTCCTACAGATGTTTTAGATTTGCCTATGGGTCCTGATGCGATTATTCGCACCAGCCAACCGCAAAGTGTTGGTAGAGTCAAACTTGACATACCTACCGCTGCCTTTCAAGAGCAAGCAGCACTCCAATCAGAGATGCGTCTCGGTGCTCGTTATCCTGAAGGTAGATCAGGAACAATCAACGCTAGTGTTATCACTGGCCAAGGTGTTCAGGCACTACTAGGAGCCTTTGATTCTCAAATCAAGGCTGGGCAAACTATTCTCGCAGAAGTTTTTGAAGAAGTCATACAGGCTTGTTTTGAAATTGATGAGAGAATATTTAATGTTGAGAAATCGGTTAGAGGTGTTGCACAGGGTACTCCGTACGAGTTAAAGTACACACCAAGCAAAGACATTAAGGGCGACTCTTCAGTTGAAGTACGCTATGGATTGATGGCTGGTCTTGACCCATCACGCGCTCTAATCTTCTCTCTTCAAGCACTTGGAGCAGAACTTGTATCTAAAGACTTTATTCGTAGAGAACTTCCTTGGTCCGTTAACGTTACTTTGGAAGAACAACGAATTGAAATTGAAAAGATGCGTTCTAACTTGACCGCTGCTATTACAGCAACTGCACAAGCAATTCCTGCTATGGCGGCTCAAGGACAAGATCCATCACCAATGATTAAGAGTATTGCTGATGTTATTTCACGTACTCGTAATGGGGAAAGCATAGAGAATGCTGCGCTGGCTGTATTCACTCCTCCTGCACCTACTCCGCAGGAGCAACAAATGGCACAAGCGCAGTCTGGAATGGTTCCACCAGGTTCACAAGCCCCAGCAGAGCAGGCTCCCCTGTCCCCAGCCACTCCTGGATCCGCTTCTGGTGGAACCCCTCAACAAGGCGCACCAGATTTAATGACAATTTTGGCAGGTTTACAAGGACAAGCATAATTAAGTAGGGGACAATGACTGCAATTGTAGGGATTCAAGGTAATGGTTGGGCTGTTTTAGCAGCAGATTCCATGACTACATATACAGATAGACCCTATGTAGCCAAGGGATGCGATAAGATAGTTAAAATTGGTGAGTATTTAGTAGCAGTTGCAGGTGATGCAACCGCTGGTGATATCATTTATAACTTATGGCAACCACCTAAAGTAATTAAAACGCAAGAACCTGATCGTTTTATGATGATTAGAGTACTTCCATCTATAAGACAAGTGCTTGCAGATGCAGGTTATGATCCAAATCCAAAGACTAAGACTGATGATGATGCTGGATGGGACGCATTAATCTGTTTTAATGGAAAATTATATCAAGTAACTGATGACTTTGGTTATATGCGTGATGATAAAGGTTTATATGGCATTGGTTCTGGTGGATTTGTAGCCCTTGGTGCATTAGCAGTAATGGATACAGAGACAAAGACACATGCCAAAGCAGCAAGTGCTGCTAAAAAAGCAATTAATATTGCTATTCAATACAACGTATGGTGCGGTGGCCCCGTCAACGTTAAAACACAATTTACTAAGTAGGAGATATTATGAAGAATACAGAAGTTGTAAGCGGTGTTGGAGCAAATTCAAACCGTACTGACCAAAATATTTCTGAAAGAGTAGCAAAAATTCAAAGAGAAGCAAAAATTGAAAATGCTACTGGTGGTACTTACACACAGGCTAAGACTAACAGAGAATTAGCACAAGGCGCATCTACAAATGTGCCTACACCTACTCCTATGCGTGCTACACCTGTAGCACCTTTAAAGGGTGGGTCAATATTTGACCAAATGAATCCTAGTCCAGGTCCAATTACTGATGGTGCTCCTGGAAATACTGAAGGTCGTCAACCTGAAGATCTACCTAATCCAGTTGATGCTCCTGATAACAATGCTCTTATTGCTCGTGCTATATTCATGTTAGATCCTACGCCTCAAAACCGTAGAAACATGGAATCATACATGACAGAAGGACGTAATGGTTGATCCATTATTAGATTCTTGGAGTAAGAAAAAGTATACAAGTTTATTTGACATTGATCCAGTAGCGAGCAATTTACCAAATCTTGTAGATCAACAACTTGCTGGACTTGATCCACTTACTTACCAAAACTTTAACTCTCTTGTTAGCAAGTTTCCTAATCAAAGTAAAGATTATCTACTTAGTGCTGCTAAAATTGGACTTAATGCTAATACCAAAGGCATTGAAAAATTATCAGCCAATGATGGTATTAATCAATTAAAACAAGATTTAGTTAACTTTGATAACATCAAAAGTGAAGCAGAAAAAAACAAGAGTTTAACTGGATCTGTTTATTCTTTGCTTAAAGGAACTACTAGAGTAGGTTTTGCTGCTTTACAAGCGCCTTATCAATACATTACTACAGTTGGCCGTGACTTATACTCTCTTGGTAAAAAAGATGGCGTAAGTGGCAGTCAATTATTAAAAGATATTAGCATTCAAGGGTTATTTGGCGAGACAACAAATCTTGGACAATTATTAAATGCAACTGCTGGAGTAGTTTCTGGCAAAGGACCAATTGATACTGGATCAGGTTTCTTTGTAAGTCCTGAAAGCAAGGTAGGCGCTGGACAGGCTAAGGCTATGTCTGCTTATGGCCGTATCAATGGTAAATCATTTACCCTTGGCCGGGCTACAATGAACTCTTTAGGTGCAGATCCAAACAGCACACCATATCGTGTAATGTCTGGAATTATCGATGGCACATTAAATATTGCTACTGACCCTTCAATGTGGGTTGGTCCTGGATCTGTAACTAAGATCATCAAGGGTGGAAAAGAATTATCAAAGGCTAAAGCCGCTGCTCAAGCAGTTGAAGATGCAAAGCAAGCAGCCAAGATTGCTGATATTAAGAATCTTACTAAAGAAGAAAAAGCATTAATTAAACAACGTGTTGGTGCTGAAAAGAAAGTACGTCGTAATGTAGAAAATACATACATTAAGGCTGAAAAAGATTTAGCAAAGATTTCTCAATCATCTGCTGCTGCTCTAACAACTCGTTTAGAGAAAGCATTAAACTATGCAGCAGGACGTGGAAGTAAAGTTGAAGGCGACGCTGAAGTAGCATCTTTAATTGGTGATGGTCAAATTGGTGACTTTGTAATCAAGAATATTGCTGAACAAAAGCCAGAAGGTCTTATCAACTCTATTTCTCAACTAGAGGCAGATTATATTAATACTGGTAAGACTTTTACTGGTATATACTTTGATGAAGTACCAGAGGCTGGTAAGTTATCAATAGGTGCTTTTGACAATGGTGAATACGTTGCCACTGTTTCTAAGAATCAACCTTTAAATATTTTAGACATAAGTAAAACTTATAAAACTAGCACATTGGCTGAACGTGCTGCTGAAGTTGAAAATCGTGGCAACTTCTTTGAACAACTTTATAGATATACTGAAGATCCTAATATACCAGAAGTTACACGTCAAGCAATTGATGACTTTATAGGTAAAACACCAAATAAGACAGATGCCATGAAGGCAACTGTTGATGACATGATCTTTGGTGAAGGTTCAGAAAGTCTTGCAGTATTAATCAATAGAGCAATTGCTACTAAGAATGAACACTTAGTCCAATACGTATCTGAGGCTATTCAAAAGACTTATAACGTAGATGGTTTTACAAATATACGTGCTATTAACAATGGCATTGGTGGAACAGTAATTACCAATGGCGCCAAGGTTGGTGCTCGCAGAGTTGGTATTACAGATGTTCTAACATCTCTATCTGGCCAAGCCGATATGGGTACTCAACTAGGAGCAAAGTTAATTGCTTCTGTAAAGAATTTGCAACAAGAGATTTTAGATGCCAGTTCTGCATTTGAGAAGGCTACAGCCTCTCGCGCAGGTATTGATGCTAAATTAAAAGAGATTGATGTTTTGCGTGACTATGCCGCTGCAGATCCAGATTTAGTTAAACAACTTCTTAATGATCCAGAAAACATTGGTATTGCCAAGTTAATGGATCTTGAAATGGAAATTGCTGATACTCAGTATCTAAAAGAATTCCATAGATCAGAAGTTGGAATGATTGATGGTTTTGGTGGAGCCGCTAAAGGTGATGTAACCAAAGCAGCAACATTCTTACTTGGTAAGCGTTTTGCTCAGATAGCAGATATTGTAGCCAATGAAACAGACTTCTCTCGTTTACATAGACTATTTGGTCGTAAACTAGATGTTGAAATGACTAAAGAATTAGTTTCTGCTACAACACCCGATCAAGTTATATCTATCTTTTTAAAGCACCTAGCAGCACCTACATCTGATCCTCAGATTTATCGTTCTCTTACCTTAAAAGGTGAAGCAGCAAAGATGGCTAATAGTCCATTATTTAAGGTTGTGCCACCACTTGCTAACAAAGCACTTGCCCAGGTTGAGCGCATTGAAAAAGGATTTGGTCGTTACTTTACCAAACAAGTAGTTCTTCCTCTTGATGATGTAGATAGACTTGTTAATGGTATTGAAGACTGGATGTCTTCGGCTAAGATTCCTGACGAAATTATTGCTACTACAGTTAACAGGATTATATCTGCTACATCTGTAGAACAACGTTCTGGTATTGTATTCCAAGAACTTGAAAAAGCACAGGTAGCATTGGCTAATAAACTGGCTCCTGGTGATACATTACTTGAAGATGCAGTACGTGAAGCATTCCGTGCTACTGGTAGAGAAAATGCTATTATTAGACAGTATACACCTGAGAAACTAGCAAAGGGTGAACTTCCATCTCTTGATGGAGTTTTGTTAAATGGACAGACAACAACCCATACATTTGCTGGAGATCAGGCTATCTTTGAATATCAATTCTTAGATGACGTAATTAAACTTCCTGATACTAAAGATATATCTAAACTTATTAGCAAGTATAATGACCATAGAATTAAATATGGATCTAAACAGGCTATAGAAGTATTTAACACTGAAATTGGTGATCGTTGGAGAACGGCTCAATTAGCATTCCGTGTTGCATACATTATGCGTAACATTGGTGAAATGCAATTCCGTCAATATTTTTCAGGACATGATTCACTATTTAATCACCCACTAGGCTATATAGCCATAATGATGGGCAGTCCAGATGGTGGTAAAGTAAGACAAGCACTTGCTAAGATTTCTAAATACGGAAATGATGTCAAGGGCAATAAACTTGTAGGCAAAGATGCAGAAATGAACGCTGCTGTATCTGAGGCTATTGAGGAAAACTTTAACTTCCTTGCTAGAAACTACAACTCTGGAGATCCACGTTTTGCTTTCGTAGGTAAAATCTATGAGGCTGTAGGCATTGAAAGCAACAAATACCATGTTGGATTAGCAAATACATTAATTCGTGCTCATACAGATAGATTAATACCTTTAGTTGCTAGACACATGGATGGACAAGAGGATGAATTAGTCCGCCTTCTTATTGAAGGTAAGGGTGAAAAGTTTGCTGGTATCCTAGAAGATCTAGTAAGTGGTGGCAGAAATGGTGTTCAAACAGGAGAATTTTCTAAGATCTTTTTAAGAGATCAAAAGAAAGTAAATGGAAAGTATAATCTTTCACCTGAGAATATTATTGCTGAAAACGTTAAAGTTTATTTATTTGACAAAGAATCAACTGGTTCAGTAGCCCGTTATGTAAATAACGTTATTGGAACTGGGCCTGGATCTGTCAATATGCGTACTCTTTTGGCTGATGGCCAAATAACCATGAATGGTAAAAACATTAGAATTCCTGGCTATAAAAAAGCAGGCAATATAAACGACTTTGCTGATGAAGAAGGTGCATTTAAGACTCTTATTGCACGTAACTTCCCTCAGGAAGATATGACTGGATCTACAGTTATCCATGTTCGTGATAAAAGATTTGGTCCTCAACAGACTAAGTATTTAGATGCTGCAGTTACTTGGTTCTTTGATATCGCAACTAAAGTAGAAAATGTTGCCAACTTCTCACCTGAGTTCCGTATGTCATACTGGGATCACGTAGGTCGTTATGTCAATATGGTTAATGATGATGCTCTAGATGCCCTTTTGGTTAATGCTAAGAAGTCATTAGCACCATTAACTGTCAATGGAAAGAACATAAGTCTTCGTCGTCATCCATCATTACGTGCTATCAATAAAGAGATTGCTGCTCGTAAAAAGGGTAAGTCAGTTACTGATGGCATAAGTTTAGATACTATGAACTCTATGGCTACTAAGAAAGCCTCAGAATATACAAAGAATTTATTCTATGATGCCTCTAAACAACGTCAGTATTCTAACGTAGTTAGATCTATATTCCCCTTTGCCCAAGCACAATTTAACACAATGTATAAATGGAGTCAATTACTAAAAGATAATCCAGTACAGTTCTATAGACTTGGCAGAGCATATAATGCTTTAACTCAATCTGGTTCTAGTGCTATTTATGACTTAACTAACACTAAATATGATGAGAATCAAGGCTTCTTCTATAAAGATGAATTTGGTGAGACTCGATTCCGTTATCCTTTAGCAGGTAGTATCATTGGTGCTTTAGCAGGAAAGAATATTGATTCAGCCCAAGCGTTACAGATAACTGCTCCTGTTCAATCTTTAAACCTTGTATTTGGTGCAGTTAACCCAGCAATCCCTGGCATTGGACCTATGGGTCAAATAGCCTATGCTGCTAGTGGTAAGTCTAAAGCATTTGGTCCTGCATGGGATTCTATGCGTCAGATCATATTCCCATTTGGTGAGCCAGAGGGTGTACAAGATTTAGTACTGCCATCATGGTTAAAGAAATCTTTCTTGTATTCAATTAACAATAATACACAGGTAGAGCGTGGCGTTAAAGACTGGGCAGGATACCTAGCATCTACTGGTGATTATGGTGATAATCCATTAGCCGAAGATGCTTCACGTAATCAATTGTTTAATGATGCTCGTGGACTATCTCGTTGGACAGGATTAATGACTGCGTTCTTCCAGTCTATTGCTCCAGCAACTCCTTCTCAAGAAGTATTTGCTAAAGACAAGAATGGTTCTTTGAGAACTCAAACTTTCTTATATAATGCATATGACCAAATAAGCAAGAAGTATCCTGGTGATTACTTTGCTGCTGTTGGTGAATTTGCTGATACTTTTGGTATTAAGAATCTATTACCTGTACTTGCTGGTTCCACACGTTCTGTTCGTGGTACTGGTGATGCGTGGTCATTCTTAAACAATAATCCAGATATGGCTGATAAGTATGCTACCAAAACTGGAGATATAGTTCCGTACTTCTTCCCTGGTGGAGAAGCAGCAACTGCTTACTACAACTGGCAGAAAGCCACAGGTCGTCGTCGTGTACTACGTCCTGAAGAGTTAGAGCAATATGCTGAAAACGTTGTTTATCAAATGGCTAAGTCTCAGATCTCTGAGGAACAAGCAGCGCAAGGATATACAAACGTTTGGTATACAGATCAATTGATTAAATTAAACGATCAATTTGGTGGAAGTGCTCCTGTATTATCAGTTGATATTGGATCTGCTGAAGATAAGATAGCAAATGTTGGTAAGGCATTGGCTGAACCAGCATTCCAAGCATCTCCTATTTATAAAGAGACTGCTCAATTCTATGCTGCTTATAAAGATCTTCAAGCATACTTACAACAAACAAGAACTAGTGCTACACCTGGTTTTGGTGCAGGGAACTGGCTTGCTAAAGAAGAATCTAAAAAGTTAAATAACTTGGCTATGCAATTAATGATTGAAAACCCAGCATTTGCTCGTATGTATTATGGAGTATTTGCTTCTAAACTGAAGGTTGAGGAATAAGTTGGCGTTTAACACAGGACCACAATATACACAACAGGCTACTCAACTTGCTCAAGTGCAAGCAAAAGATTCCTTTGAAACTAAGTCTCAGAACTATTCTGACCCAGTTGCTTATTCATATGCCATTGGGGATTACCTATTAAACTGGCGTAATGAGGCTAGCCCAACTCCTGGTTTTGCTAATAAATTAGATTACATTCAAGCACTACTTCGTGGTAGTGGTCTATCTGACGATACTACTGAACGCGGTATTATTGGAAATAAAGACGTTAAAGCACTACAAGATGTATCGAGAATAGCCCTTCAGAATGGTGTTCCATTCCTGAACATGCTTCAAAATCTTTATACCAACAAGTCTAGTGCTGTATCATTTAGTAAGAGTATATCTACAGCAATTAAACTGCTTGATCCAACTGATGCTAAGTCTACTCTTTCAGATGCATACTTTAAGTACTATGGAGCATTTCCTAGCCAAAATCAAATAACTGAATTTGAGAAAAAGTACAATGAAGAAGCCAAGCGACAGATGGCTAAAAGTACAACTACTACCACTACAAGTGGTCAAACATCTACATCTAAGACAACTACACTTGGTGAAGGATTTACTGAGAAAGAACAACAACAATTCTTGGCTGATTACCTTGTAAAGAACTTTGATGTGGCCACTAAAGAGAACCTTGGTGGTGTTGCTAAATCACTTTATGATGATATTGTAAAAACTAATAAAAACAACTATTTATCAGAACCTACTTTACCTGAAGTTGCTTCTGTTCTTAAGCAAGTTCTTGATGCTCCAGATGATGCTGTTGCAAATGAATTATTAAACAATTATAAGAATCAACAGAGAAAAGTTGCTTCTACCCAATATCTAGGTATTCAGCCTTTCTTACTTGCTGGCGAAGATGCCACTACCTACACCAAACCTCTTGTAGATTTCTTAACAAAGGCATCTGGCCGTACCATTAGTTATGATGATCCATTTATTAAAAAGGCTTTAAACTTTAAAGATGATAAAGGAAACTATCGTTTAATGAATGATCTAGAGTTAAAGAATGCATGGATGTCTGATCCTCGTTATGGAACAAGTCCTGCTGCTATTCAAGAGGGTGTACAAATGGCAAACTATTTAACACAGAAACTAGGTAGATAATGGCCGCGTTTGTATATCAACCTCCCGTAGTTCCAAAGGCTGCAGCGCCAAAGCCAACACAAACTTTTAGACCTGCTGCCGAGTCTTTTACTCCTAAGCCAGTTGTTCAAACTACTAGACCAGCAGCGGAATCATTTGTTCCATCTCCTGGTACTAGAACTCCAGTAACACCAGTTGTAACAACAGCAAAACCTAAAACAACTACTCCAAAAGCACCAACAGTTACACCACCTACTGATGGTGGTGGTTATGTACCACCTGTTGCGCCAACTAAAACAATAATAAGTCGTATTCCAATTACTGATAAAGATGGTAACGTTATTGGTTATACTCTTATTTATAGTGATGGCACTCAAGGCTATGAAGGAAATCCCGAGTACCAAGCAACCATAGAGGCTAAGGGTACTACTAACGTAAATGTAATAAAAGCATTATTATTGTCTTCTGGACTTCCTGCTTCTCTTGTAGATGCTTCTGTTCCATTCTTACAGACTTTAATAAAAGATGGAATTGATGCTCAATCTGCTGTAGATATATATTTAAACAATAAAGAGTTTACCACTAAGACTGGCACTGTTTTAACTTCCCCATTCTATACTGCTTATGGATTCTACAATGAGGGATTGACTGCAAAACTTAGTGCAGGTGATCTATTTAACACAGTAGAGGGATACAAATCAACACAAACTAAATACAATTTAGATGCTAAATTTACCAGCCAAGAGTATATTCAAAAGTATCTTAAGAACAATATTAGCGTAGCAACTTTAGATAAGAATGCCAATAGAGCACGTTTAGCAGCAGTTAACGCTGATCCACTAGTAGTCAGTAATTTACAACAACTAGGATATATTGGCAGTAATGCTGATTTAACTGACTTCTACTTAGATCCAAACGTTGGCATGGAAAAGATGCAACAGAATTTTAATACTGCAGCCCTATCATTTGAGGCAGTTCGTAGAGCAAACACTGGCATTACCTTTAATAAGGCAAACTTTGAAAAACTAGGTGCTGAACTTACAGCCAAGGGTTATGATGAGGCACAAACACAATACGTTGCTAGCCAAGCATATAATACCATAGGTCAAACATTAAAACCTGAAGTTGGATTATCTAACATTTATGAAGGTAAGCAGGCTGCCGACGCTGCTACTATTCAATCCGAACTTGAGCAAGAACAACTTAACTCAATAGAATCACTTCGTCGTAAAAAACTTATTGAGTTAGAAACAAGAAGTTTCCAAGGTCAAACTGGTAACTTCACTGGAAGAACTACTTCGTTTGCAAATTATTCAAGCGCTGGACAGATATAACTAGATTCCTGCACTGACCTATCGGCACAGAGCAGCGTATAAGACCGAGAGTACGAACCGATCAAAATCCCCCATTTTGATTGCGGCGTGCGACAACTACAAACAAAGGGAGAGGTTGCTATGAGCAACAACCGCGATATAACGAACGACTGGGAAGACGATGAAGACGATGTAGATTTAACTACATTTGATTCTGATACGGACCTTGTAAAAAAACTCCGCAAAGCCAACAGGCTTCAGGAGAAAAAAATCAAGGATCTGGAAACAAACCTTGGAAGTCTAACCAAGGCTCAGCGTGAGCGGATCATAAAAGACACATTTGCCCAAAAGGGCGTTAATGAGAAAATTGCTTCATTTATACCTGCTGATTTAGAAGCGTCAGAAGACGCAATATCGGGGTGGCTGGAACAACACAGTGACGTGTTTGGCATTCAGACTCCACAACAAAAAACCGAGTTATCTCAGAGAGACATCGCAAATTTGCGACAAATAGATGTAGTAACCAATGGAGCGTTAACACCTGATAAGGCAGAGGACCTAATGAGTAGAGTTATGAACGCCGCTAACGCGGATGAACTTAACGCTATTATTTATGGTCAACCAAACAATCCATAGTAATTCTTAATCACCTTGGAGGTGAACAATGGCTAATGCCTATTCAAGTACAGGCTCAAGCACCCTCGGCGGAACCGCTGGTGGCGCTGGTTTAGTACAGACAGCGTATGATCGACTGTTAGAATTCGCGTTGCGTTCAGAACCCCTTATTCGTAGTGTCGCTGACAAGCGTCCTGCAAAGCAGAGTATTCCTGGATCAACCGTAGTTCTACAATTATACGCAGATTTAGCAGCGCAATCAACTGCGCTAACCGAAGCAACAGAGCGTGACTCTGTAGCACTAGGTACCCCAACATCAGTTACTGTAACTCTTGCAGAGTACGGTAACTCAGTATTAGTAACACGTGCTTTGGAACTATTCAGCCTTGCTGATGTAGATCCAGCAATTGCTAATATCATTGCATTCAACCTTGCAGATTCCATTGACTCAGTCGCAATGACAGAGTTACGTGGCGGAAGCAACGTAATTTATGCAGGTTCAACTGCAACATCTACTGCAACCATTACAGCAGCAGCAACTATTTCTTCAGCAAACCTTCGTAAGGCTGTTGCTAAGTTACGTGCTGGTAAGTCTGTAGCCCGTAAGGGTTCACTATACTGGTGTGGAATCCACCCAGAAGTTTCACACGACCTTCGTGCTGAGACTGGTTCAGCAGGATGGTTACTTCCTAACCAATACGGCTCTGCACAAGACCGTATCTGGGCAGGAGAAATCGGTACCTATGAAGGTGCTTATTTCGTAGAGTCTGCTCGTTTGTACAATGCTACAGACGGTGCATCATCTGCAAAAAACTACCGTACAATTATTGCTGGTCAGCAAGCAATGGCAGAAGCCGTTGCTGAAGAGCCACATGTAGTTATCGGTCCAGTTATTGACCACTTAATGCGTTTCCGCCCAATGGGCTGGTACGGCGTTCTTGGCTTCAAGCGTTATCGCGAAGCAGCCTTGTA